ATGGCAAAGCATATTCAATTTAGCACCGTTGGCGGGCCGGAAGTGTTGCAATATCTTGATTTTACGCCGGTGGATCCCGCGGCTGATGAAGTTCAGGTAGAAAACAAAGCTATCGGTATTAACTACATCGACACCTATATCCGCAGTGGGCTCTATCCACCGCCCCACTTCCCCAGTGGACTAGGGACTGAAGCCGCCGGGATTGTCACTAAAGTCGGCTCATCAGTTAGCACCATAAAAGCCGGTGACCGGGTCGTTTATGCTCAATCCGCTCTTGGCGCTTACAGCGAAGTCCATAATGTCGCCGCTGAGAAAATTGCCCTACTTCCTGATCAAATCTCTTTCGAACAAGCCGCAGCCTCATTTCTCAAGGGGCTGACAGTCCAGTATTTATTACGCCAAACCCATGAAATCAAACCCGGCGAAGTGTTCTTATTCCATGCGGCAGCCGGTGGGGTTGGATTGATTGCCTGCCAATGGGCAAAAGCGCTCGGTGCAAAACTGATTGGCAGTGTCGGCTCTGATGAAAAAGCCGGGTTGGCAAAAGCCAATGGTGCCTGGGCCACCATCAACTACCGCACAGAAAACATCGCCGAGCGAGTGGCCGAGCTGACTCACGGTGAAAAAGTGGGCGTGGTGTATGACTCGGTAGGGAAAAGCACTTGGCAAGATTCACTCAATAGCCTAAAACGCCGAGGATTGTTAGTCAGTTTCGGCAATGCCTCTGGCCCAGTGACTGGCGTTGACCTTGCAATACTGAACCAAAAAGGCGCGCTGTATGTTACCCGCCCATCGCTGAATGCTTATGTCACTAATCGAAAAGAATTGGAAACGGCCAGCCATGAGCTGTTTTCACTGATTGCCAGTGGCGCGATTAAAGTGGATGTGGCGGAGGCTCAAAAATTCCCGCTGCAAGAGGCTCGTCGCGCCCATGAAATATTAGAAAGCCGTCAGACAACCGGTTCCAGTCTGCTCATCCCGTAAAGCATATTTTCAGTAATATGATAAAAAACAAAAGGCTCCGATTAGGGAGCCTTTTGTTTTAACGCTTTCTTTGATGCACATGTAGGGGTATAGCAGGGTATTCTGTCAGAGGCATATTCACTTAAATGACGTTGCCGTTTATACAGCTATTTTATCCTCTGGCAGGGATGAAAATGTGATAACGAATCGTATCGGCTAGCATCCTAGCAAGCTGATTCAGGAAAAAATACGTTTTCCCAAGAATTATCCTGACTAAACTTTCAGCCTGTGATCGCTCCCGCAAGAAAACAAAATAATCAGTAGCGCCTTACAACAGGTTTTTGCATCGAACGCCAGATCCAGACCACGACGACAGCCAGAATCAACCATGGCAACAGCTTAATCATCATCACAAATAACCCGCCCAACATCATGAAAGCAGCGGCGACCATCAAAGCGGCGAATATGCCCAACAGAGAAATACCGGTCACCATCAACATGATAAAAAAGCCGATAACAAAGAGAATTTCAAACATGGTTGGCTCCTTAATAATTGTTTGTTCCCATGCATTACATTTAAACAGGGGCTTTATCAGGAGTATTACAAGAAACGTGCCAACCTGAAAATAAGGTTAACAGATTGAATTTACAAGCTATAGATAAAACACAGCCTACCAAAACACTGGCAGGCATGGTCAAATTGACTAACTTATAGTGAAGTTTCCTACAGCGAATTGTGCTGTGGGCGAGTCACCAGCGCGAGTGCCTGTTCTACCACGGAAACATCAGCCCCAGGTTTATGCGCATTTTCACTCAAATGACGACGCCATTGGCGCGCACCGGGGATCCCTTGGAAAATACCAAGAATATGCCGGGTTATATGACCCAAATAAGCACCACGGGACAGTTCCTGCTCGATATAAGGATAAAGTGCTTCGATAGCCTTAACGCTATCAACCACTGGCGCATTGGGATCAAACAGCTCGCGATCCACTTGCGTTAAAATACTTGGGTTTTGATAGGCTTCGCGCCCCATCATCACGCCATCAACATGTTTAAGATGCTCTTTGGCTTCAGCCAATGTTTTGACGCCGCCGTTAATGGCAATAGTTAGCGCCGGGAAATCACGTTTGAGCTGATAAACCCGCTCATAATCCAGTGGCGGAACTTCGCGGTTTTCTTTCGGGCTCAGCCCTGAAAGCCAGGCTTTACGGGCATGAATCGTGAAAATATCACATTCACCACGTTCCGCGACGGTTTGCACGAATTCGCACAAAAACTCATAACTATCCAGTTGGTCAATTCCAATACGGGTTTTCACCGTGACCGGAATAGAAACCACGTCACGCATGGCTTTAATGCAATCAGCAACCAGATTGGCTTCAGCCATCAAGCAGGCACCAAAACGGCCATTTTGCACCCGATCAGATGGGCAACCGACATTCAGATTTACTTCATTGTATCCACGCTGTTCCGCCAGCTTGGCACAATGGGCTAAGGCTTGCGGGTCGCTGCCCCCCAGTTGCAAGGCTACCGGATGGTCTTGTTCGCTATAAGCCAGATAGTCGGCTTTACCATGGATAATCGCCCCTGTGGTGACCATCTCGGTATACAGCAACGTCTGTTTGGTTAACAAGCGATGAAAGTAACGACAATGACGATCTGTCCAATCGAGCATCGGCGCGACGGAAAAACGTTGCAGGGGGTAATTGCCTTTAGAGTCGGTCTTTATGCCTGTTACGGCTGAATTTGTGAATGTGTTATTTTCGTGCATTCTGGGTCATTTTGTCGTATTTTTTCTTTATCAGCACCCCATACAGCACCCCTAATACGTGGGGTGCTGAGATAGGACAAGGGAAAAGCATGGCCTACTATAGCATAGAAAAACGCCTTCGCGCCGATGGCACTGCCCGCTATCGCTGCACCGTGGGTGTAAAAGAAGGGGGTAAATACATCTACCGAGAGAACCGTACCTTCGGCAAACAGGCCCATGCTAAAACGTGGGGTGCCAACCGTGTAGCTGAGTTAGAGGTCAATGGGGTGCCAAACATCAATGATGTCACTGGCATGACTGTTGGTCAGCTACTAAAGCGATATATTGCCGATCCTAACCTCGGTGGTAAAGCGGGCCGTACCAAAACCTATGTTTTAAACATGCTGGTAGATTGCGATATCGCTGCAATAAAACTGGCGGATCTTCAAACAAACCATGTTATTGAGCACTGTCGGCATCGTGCTGGAGCTGGTGCAGGGCCATCAACCGTAGGCCATGATCTAAGCTATCTATCTTCTGTGCTGGCAGCAGCTAAGCCCATCTTTGGGATTGATTACACAGATAATCCAGTAATCATCGCCAGGCCAATCCTAATCAATATGGGATTGGTTGGAAAGTCGCAGCGCCGATCACGCAGACCTCTAGCCACAGAAATTGAAAAACTGATTGAAGGGTTGAGAATTCGCTCAGCTAATGCCGGGGCAAAAATCCCTTACGAAGATATTCTTAACTTCTCAATTCTTTCATGTATGCGGATCGGTGAGGTATGCCGGATTAGATGGGAAGATATAGACGAGAAACAAAAATCTGTTTTGGTCAGGGACAGGAAAGATCCACGTAAGAAATCTGGCAACCATATGCAGGTCCCATTGCTCGGTGAGGCTTGGGATATAGTGCAGCGCCAGCCAAGAACGGAAACCTACATCTTTCCCTATAACTCAAACTCAGTGACGGCGGGGTTTCAGCGGGTACGTAATGAGCTGGGTATTGAGGATTTACGATATCACGATTTACGGAGGGAGGGGGCGAGCAGGCTATTTGAGGCTGGGTTCTCTATTGAAGAGGTGGCTCAAGTTACTGGCCACCGTTCGCTGAATGTTCTTTGGCAGGTTTATACTGAGCTTTATCCAAAGTCACTGCATGACAAGTTTGACCTTTTGAATCGGACGGATTAAATCGACTTAGGCTCAATAGGCATCCCTGCCTATGTCTAATCAAATTCGTTAAATTGTGGTTCTTTTGATAAACTGAGCTCAATAAGCAAAACTAAGCTCAGAGTCACAGATTCTGGTGGTGATATGATAAAAAGTAAGATTGATATAATTCAAGCATTAAGGGCTATTGCCGCTCTACTTGTTGTTATGCATCATTATCCTGGAAGGATTTCAATATTTTCCTCTGGATATATCGGAGTTGATTTATTTTTTATAATTAGCGGTTTTATTATGGTTATAACAACTCACGACAGAGATTTAAACAAAACATTCGCCGCTAAGTTCTTGATTAATAGATTTTCTAGGATTTGGCCATACTATATATTAATAACAGCCATAACATTGTTAGTGGTTTATCTGCCAGCAGGGTTAGTTAACTATTCAGACATTAGTTTATATTTAAAAAGTATATTTCTTGTTCCAATGTGGACAATGCAACCAATTGTCAAGCCTGGATGGACTCTTAGTTTAGAGATGTATTTCTATTTCATATTTTTTATATCGCTAACATTTGGTAGGTTTAGATGGCGATTTATATTTTCTTATTTTATATTTACGCTGGGAATACTTTACTTTATAAAAGGTTATGACGTTGAGCCACTTGTCAATATGCACAATGTTTTTATTGACTATTATATAATGATTACCCGTCAGATATCATGGTGTTTCATTTTTGGAATAATAATAGCGATGCTATATTTGAAGTCATTATTTATAAATCCACCAGCATCAATTAGCTTATTTATAGTTTCATTATCGGTAACTATATATTTAGCATTAAATTATACAATTGACCATGGCCCGTTGTATGGAGTTCTGTTATCTTTAATAATGTACTCACTGCTTAGTATTAATAGCAATCGAAAAATAACAATCCCAGCTTGGATTACATTCCTTGGTGACATATCTTTTTCAATATATTTGATCCAGTTTATAGTTATAAGCCTACTAGAGCAACATGTCCTTTACATGTTTTCATCATCAGCTGGTAAGTATTTGATGGTGTTTCCATATTTATCTTTGATAATTTCAATCTCTTATTTTTCATATAAATATTTTGAAGTAACTTTGGACTCATCATGTAAAAAAAAGTTAATTAAAATATTACTAAAAGAAAACTTTTCACTTAAAAAAACAGACAGAAGCCCTTCGTAAAGGGCTTAATTAATTTATAGTTTCACTTCTTTATATAAGTCGATTAGTCTAGAATCAACTTTCGTGACTATACCTTGATAAGGAAAAAATTAATAGGCTGAGGGTCAACAAAAACTCCCACAACCTTGGGCTCGTCTTTACACGAATGTATAGGCCGGGCAATTAAGCCCGGCTTGTGTTCCTGCTTCATTTCAATAGGCATCCCTGACCAATCCAATTATTATTTTAGATCTTCGGTAATTATCACCGTCGGACTTGTCGGCTCTGGCATCCCCGGAAAATATGGATTCATCATGTCATAAAAAACTTTCCATCGTGGGTCACCGGCCTCTACTTCGCCAATGTTTGGAAACTGTTCAGGGAATGGCGGCATAGCACCAAACCAACTAATTATTACTGCCTCAGTTTCATCTGAAAATTGAATGATTATCGACATTATTATTCCTTAATTAAATAGAGTATCCAACTGTAGCTATGCCATATGAACCTGCGGCAGTGGACGCCATATTGAAGTAGAGTGTCTGAACATCAATAACCTCCAGAACCCCATTTGAAATAGACGCTGACGTAGCACCACTTACTGATGCGTTTGTACGAAGTTGCCCAATTCCAGACAGGGAAGAATAGAGACTCAGCTCAACGCCCACCGATGTTGTGGTTTGATAAAGTGTCAGATAAGCATCTATTGATACTGCGTTAACTGGAGCGGCTGGAACAAGAGATACCCCAGTGATTGTTGTCGTTCCGGTTGCCGTGGACCATAGCTCCACCAGCTGCCCGTCTTCTTTCTCAAACTCCAACTTGGTCAGTAACGCTAGGTAATTCTCTTTTACTCTACTGGCTTCTTCGCGCGTCCATTCAACCCCATTAGCGAGCATGATCTCTTTGATAGTTTCGTCAGTACTGTCGTCGAGGTCAGCGGCGGGAACTTTGACGGGCCGCTTTTTGCTGGCGTTTTTAGTGCGGGGGTCTTTGCTGTCGCGCAAAGTGGCCACAGCCTTATCACTTTCCTCTACGTTGACCAGATCACCATCAAGAACAATATATTTTCCCGCCTTTATCCAGCGGCTCACCGTCTTCCGATCCACACCTGCATGCTTGGCATAATCAATCTGCGTCATTGTGCTCATGATGAAAATTGCCTCTGTGGGACATGGGACATTGCCATGGGACATTTGCGTGGGACATTTTTTTGTGTCCCATCTAAAATGTCCCACGCAGAAAAACAGCTACAGCCGCGCTGCGTAAGGGCTGACGGTTACAGTTGCATAACTATGCACGTGGGACATGGGACACAAAATGAAAAATTTATAGCTGGTAAAACTGCACGGCGCGCAATGCCCGTACATTAGAAAAGTCGCAGGAAGGACCCAAAAAAATACTAAGGGAAAATAACTGTTAATCAACTAAGCATCTTTCTAATAGATATCAGAAAAAGTGTAAAGAGCCGTAATTAAACGGCTCACAAATATTATCTAAGAGGTGTGACACGGCTTGCAGCAATGTATGCAACCATTTGCATGGAAGCCTTTATCTTTTGCTGCTGTAACAGCGGGACTACAAGAAGAAAATTCCCCCAGATATACACGGTTATCGGATGAAGGTAAAAACCTACACTCAGCAGTGTGTACTTCGTTATCTCCATTATCTTGCTTTTTACTGTTTACATAATACTTAGTCATTGAATTATCTCTTAATTTAAGTGAAATAGGCGCGCTGAAAAAATCAGCACCTTTAGCCTAGTTCATGAAAATAAAGTTTCCATATGGATCAAATTAAATGACTAAATAACATCATTTCGCTGTCTTCAATGCCTGCTCGATTGCCTGACTTAATGCACCGGGCATTAAAGCCTGTGCCATTGCATTCGCCCGGTCGAAGTATCCAAGCGTTGGTTTAACCGCCAGTGCATCACCAAACTGAATCAGTAGCTTAGGTGCCCTCTGCTTCTGCCTGGCTCTATGCACCCCGTTAGGAGAGCGCTTCTGACGCTTCTTAGCCTTTTTGCTCTTCTTGCCTTTCTTACGCTGAAAGAAACCACTAACGCCATTCACCTCCCCCACAAAGACATTCTCCTTAGCCTTGAGCTGCTGCGTTTTGTTACGGGCTAAGTTGCCGAACTTATTCAGCTTTATGTTTTTAGGGTTGAGCAGCGCCTGACCATTGAGCTTGTGCTGCCCGCCGAACTCGAACGGTTCGAGATAACTGGCAGCAATATCACGTACAAATACTTTGGCCTGTAATCGGTCTTTACGGGCACCAAACGAGCCGACAGAATTAACAGTGAAAGGGGTCGGATTATCCAGATTGCGCTGCATACCCACTTTTTGAGCGGCAGCAATCTGGCGTGCAACGCTTGTTAGCGCCTGAGCAGCAGCAAAGGGGATCTGTTTTTTTAGCCGCTGTAGCTGGTCAGATAAGTTGTTAAGAGTGGACATTCGCGACCCCATCAGTAAGAAAATTATTAATGATTGATGTCTATGCCTAAGATATAGTCTGTATTTCAAGCAAATGGAGGTATCTATGGATAACTTGGATGAGGTAGTTTCAGATCTTCAAGAGAATAATAAACAATTACAGTTGCAACTAAGCGCTACAAAACTTGCTATTACTACTATGTCTAGAGTACTAGCCACTTTGTGTCGTGATGAAAATTTACTTATTAGTGCAATCGAAAATGGATTTAGTGATCCATTAAATGACCCTAAAATCACCGAGCAAGAATCCAAGTACGTAGAAGAAGTAAAAAAAATAACACTCAGTCTTTTCGGTAAAAACTAAACATATATTAATCGCCGAGGAAGTAATGTCTCGGTGATTTATTTTAAGATATTCTGCTGCCAACTAATAACCTCATCCAACCGCCCTTTACAGATCAGCAGCTCACGCTTGAGGGCCAGCGCATACAGCCCACTATCGCCCCAAGTGGTACCGACAAACTCCGGCACCTCGCATTCAGTTAATGCTGATTCTGGCGGTAGCAATACGGGACAATTAGCTGGTGGACGTGAAGATGCCTTATTCGCGCAGGATGTTAATGCTAGCGTCAGGCATGCGCTGAATAGCACACTTATCATCTGACGACGCCGCCAGAAACCGCTTAAGCCGATCTTCACTTTCATTGCGTAGTTTCCTTTCGTTCTCTAGCTGGCGGGCCGTGGCTGTACGGTTGGCGGCGTCATTCATCTGGTATGCATCGATGATGTTGCCAAGGGCGGTGTTTGTGGATTGCTCTTCTCTCAGTGCTTCTTCCGCTTTTTCGACTTCATTTGAGAGGCTATTTCTATTGAGAAGCAGCAACAGAAAAAGAACCACCAGCAAAGCGATAATCCCACCGGTTATTTTGTTAGGCATAGCGCTCGTTCCTTATCCCGGCGAACCACCAGCCCCACTAATTTTTTACCACCGCCGTATACCCAGCGAGTGAATTGCTCGCAGGCTGCTGTCACGTTACCAGCACGGAAATACTGGAACATGGTGGATTTCTGCATTGACGGGCAACCGGCGTTAAAGGTAATCGATGTAGCAGCATCAAAAGCACCTCGCGGTAATTTATTGCCGTTTGCATAACGAATGACACAGCGCTCAGCTTCAAGAATGTTCTTTTCCCAATCAGCGGCGATTTGTGCATCAGTCTTTCGGGTTCCAGGTATGACGCTGTGAGTATTCCCAACACCATCTGTGATAATGCCTGCGGGACAAACATACGGATCACGACGACATGATTCAGCATTGCCTATCAGCTCTAATCCCCGCTCACTGGTTCGGACGTTACCATTAGAGACAACGAGAGCAATAATTGCTGCCACAGAACATAAGCCACCGGCCTTACTTAGCTTGTTCATATAGTTCCTCGTTACGCTTTATCGCTTCTGCAACAATCTCCACAGCCGCTGAACGATCCGCTATCGGTCGGGTAGTCGCATTGTTGAGGAACTCCCGCAGTATTTCTGTACGCTTCTGCTCTTCAATTAACCGCGCTTTCTCTTCACGCCGTTTGGCGTAATACGTTTTGATTGTGAAGAATGCCGAAACCACCGCACCCAGAATGAAGATGTAATCCTGCAGGGATAGTAATGAGAAAACGCCAAGCGCTAATGACCACCAATAAGGCAGGTTTTGAGAGGTAACTGGTTCCATTCGCATAGTCTCCCCCTCCCGACCTGCGGGTTGGGCGTGTGGTTAAGGAATTTAACCCACCAGTGCAGCCACTCATCTGTTAATAGTGTGTGTGGAGTTGATTGGGTGACTGATGGGCTAAAACGAAAAAGGCCCACCGAAGTGAGCCTAAATTATGCTGTGGTGGCGGGGAATTCGCCGACGTCGTTTCACTGGTGTTCCACTTGTATCCCCACACATCGGTGCCTGCTGTCACCACATTCGGCTGAGCACCAACCATTGCTGCAACAATGTCCTGAATAGATTGGGATATGAACCCGTTATTCAGTGATGCTCAGGCGAATGTAGAAAGCAAAAAACCCCACCAAAGCGAGGTTTATTTGACTGGATAAGCGCTACTGCACAACCAACTCTTATCACAATAGTGGGTAAAATTCGTAACGAATAGTTTTTTATATGTTTTTTTATTCGTTCATACTTACTCTGGGCTCAATCAGATCTGACAGTCAGCCTGTGCCAACTGCGGACATTCGACTTTTAAAAAGATCCTGAGCACAACGTTTTCTCAGTGCCAAAAAACTTCCTATAAAATATTGATTGGCTGAGGCACTGCTCAAGCGTCAGACAGGCAGGACACGGTCTTTCACAAGCGTTTTCATAACCAGTGTTGAGGTAAGCCGCTGAACCCCTGATATACCGGAGAGTTTTTCATCATACAGCTGCTGAAAAGCCGGCAGATCCCAGGTGATAACGTGAAGCAGATAATCCGGATCGCCAAACAGACGCTGCGCCTGAATAATTTGCGGTATTTCTTTTATTGCCGCCTCGAAGGAACTGACTGCCTGCCTATCTCCCTCGCGCAGAGTGACGAAAACTATGGCTGAAAAGTTTAGCCCAAATTTGGCCGGATCAAGATATGCCCGGTAACCGCTGATAACGCCTTCTTGTTCCAGCGCTTTAACCCGCCGCTGACAAGATGACAAGCTTATCCCCACCCGTTCCGCAAGGTCAGTCAGCGAACGTCGACCATCCTGCTGAAGCTCTGCAAGAATATTGCAATCAGTTCTGTCCATTCCTGAAAATCTCCCGTTTAGCATAAGTTTTCATGCTGTAGATGAAAGCACATTCCGCGTTAAAAGCGATATTCTTTCTTTCCTATTAAACTAATCAATTAGGTAAGGGTTTCAATTTATGCAAGTTTTAGACGCCGGTAAATGGCCGGTCAAAAATGAGGTCAATGAGGATAACGCCGTATGTCACTGAGTATGTTTGCCGCATTCTGGGCCGTTTCCGTGCTTTTTGTTATCACCCCCGGTGCCGACTGGGCTTACGCCATTTCAGCCGGCATTCGGGGTCGCCGCGTCATGCCAGCAGTTGCCGGCATGCTGAGCGGTCATCTTGTCGCAACATTCATTGTGGCAGCAGGCGTCGGCTCGGTTATTGTGAGCGCGCCGGCCATACTTTCCGCGCTGACTTTTGCCGGGGCTTGCTATCTTATCTGGCTCGGCATCGGCATGCTCCGCCACCCGTCATCACCAGCAGCGATTCAGGATAAGGATGCCGGTTCGCGACTGAAGTGGGCGCTTAAAGGCTTCTGCATCAGCGGGCTTAATCCGAAGGTTTTTCTGCTTTTTTTAGCCCTGCTGCCCCAGTTCACCAACGTCCATGCCACTTGGCCGCTTCCGCTGCAAATGGCCGCGCTGGGACTGGTACATGTAGTCAGCTGTGGTGTGGTCTACCTGCTTGTGGGGTACGGTTCAGGCAAGGTACTCCGGACGCGTCCGCGCGCTGCGCAGAATGTCAGCCGGATTTCAGGTGGCCTGATGATCCTCATTGCAGTTCTGCTACTGGCAGAGCAGTTTGTCTGCTTGCCTTGAGTATTCGTTAACAAACGTGGAGCACTTACTGGCTCGAAAGAAAAGCGGTGATCATCGCATGATTCTCGCTCAATATTCGTAACCAGTAAGCGCATACCCTGAATCACCTAATAGCGCAAGTTTCAGGGTATGAAAGTCTATATTTCGCTCTTAACCGACGCTCATACTTATCCCCCCTTTGCTACAGAACATTGTCAGCACAGATCCGATACAGTTTTTGTACTATCAGCCTTATGTGTCCACTCATCCATTTCTAACTTAGCGCCAGCCATAATCAAACAAGCATCTACAAAAGTTTCAGCCAGCATGAGTTTTAACCGAATCTTACCCTCTGAGCACTTATGCTTTCTGGCAATCGCTGACTTTGATATCCCCTTCTTATAATGCTGCTCAATTAGATCGTACTCTTCGCTGCGCCCTGCCTTTTTTAGTCGGCCTATAGCAGCATCGACTAGCAACCCGTCATTATCACAGCAAGACAATCGTGTTTTCGAGGTGCTTGGCAAAAGCCCTTTGAAGCCAGCGGCAATAGGGGAATAGCCAACGCCACTATCTTCATTAGTAGCCCAACCGCCCCAGCGCTCCAGAACTAACTGAATATCTCTCATGCTAAAGCCCCTATACCGATTGAGCGATCCATAAAGCGGAATAATAGAAATATCTGGCTACCGTGCTTCTCTTCCCACGCGCGCTGGTTGGCATGTAATTCATCGTGACAATTGCGGCACAAAGGGAATGTGAATAGGTCATGAGCCTTAGTCGCCATGCCACCCTGCCCATAACGTTATTCTTCGTGCGGCCTATGAGCGTTGCCAGTTACAACCATGTTGGAGTTGGTTTAACGATCTGGACGTAAGAACAATGGTGCAACTGGGGCGGGCTATCAGCTTCGATCCAAAGCGAGATATGCCATTTGATGGAGAGCGGCACAATGCTTTAGCGGATGCCATTCACCAGGCTAAATACGTCTCTGCTATTTATCAGCGTTTGATTCCAGCCACCAGCAACGATATTGAATAAATTTGTCACGGCCTGTGTGCGGCGGGCCTTTAAATAAACAGTGTGGGGTATGTATGAATACAATATTTTTGTTAATGGCTGAATTTGAAACATCAACGATCCCGCTGGCAGATATTGCAGAACGCTATCTAGGAATGAAACCAACAACCGCAGATAAGAAGGCGGGTGCTGGTGAACTGTCGATTCCAACATTTCGAATCGGTAACACACAAAAATCTCCAAGGATGGTTCACGTTAAAGATTTAGCTGATTTGATTGATATGCGTCGGGGAGAGGCAATAGTTGAAATTAAAAATTGTAGATAAAAAGCAGGAGTCTCCCCCTGCTTTTATATAAAACAAATAATTATTCGTCAGTAAAATTTGGCGACACTTCCTCTCCAACTTTTTTATTAATTTCTTGAACAATTTTCATTTCATATGAAATATAGCTATCCAAGTAAGATGAATCCACATGATATGAATTATTCACATCATAAGATATAGGCTTCCCTGTTTCATCTTTTCGCTTCTGGTTATATTTAAAGAAGCTCGAATACCTTGCTGGTGCAACACCTTCAAAACTTTCGAAAACAACCTTATCTCTTTCGCTTCCTGAATCCGCATGTGATATAGCATCATCGTGCAATTCTAAAGCCAGACTTTTCTCATAGGGTTCTATATAAACCACTCTTTTTATTCCGGCAGCTACGATATGTCTTGCACAATTATGACAAGGATATGTTGTACAGTACAACGTCTTATTAACTGTACCAACAGAAGTATTTCTAGCTAAAGCTACTATAGCATCCATTTCCGCATGAATTGCTCTAGAATATTCTATTAGTGATTTAGCTTTGGTATTCTTCATTATTTTTTCAGCTATACCAACCGTATCATCCACCTGAGCTTCAGCTAGAATTTTTTCTATTTGGTCTTGAAGTAATCTTTTATGTTTGTCGTTATAACAACCGCTACGATTAAAACACCTTCTATCCTTAAGGCTATCGACAGTATAAAGTCCACCACCAAATTTTGGTACATCATTACAACCAGTTGCTAATATATTTCTATCATCATCCATGATGGCTGAACCAACCTGCCGAGAAAGGCAAGCTGACCGGAAAGAAGCTGAATAAGCGGAAAAAACACCTGTTTCATCTCTTGTCGGAGTAATATGACTAGCTCCGTGAATAAGATTAATGAAGCGATCAACAGAATTTTTAATCTGTTCAGCTAAATCAATATTTCGAACAAAATAATCTGCTAGTTGTAGAGTATCTTCCACTTGCTGACCAAATTCATCTTCAGACTTTCGATCTCTTTCAATTAAGATATTTATTTGTTTTTCAGAAATTCCTTCTTCTTTTAAATTTTGTTTTCTTTCTTGTATAGTTCTCAACATACCGACAAGGTAAAAATTATTTCTATATGTAGTCTTAAATAATTTGACCTCATCTGGGTGTTTTAGCTGGTCTATAATATATGCAACTTTCTCCGTCGTTTTAACTTTTTTCCCTTCCGGAACTTTTTGCCCAAACCTAGCTGTTCTTAATGTGGTTATCCTTCTTATTGCCATTTCAGCTACAATACTATGGCTATTTTGATGGTCTGAGCGTAATTTATCGCCTAGATTTTGCAGAGTGTCATATCTAACAAAACCTTTTAATGCTTTGATTTCATCTGCATTAGTTTCTAGCTCTGCGATAAGATCACTTAATCTTATATGTTCTACAATATATCCTGATTTTTTCAATTGAGTTTTTAGGGAATCTTTTAACCGTTTAACGCCCGAACCAACAGCACCGCAAATACCAACAATTAGTTCTTGCGAGCGACGCTCTTTTATTTTTTCAATTGAACTCGTGGCATCACTATCAACAGCATTATTATTCGCTGCAATAGGTAGTTCTTTTATCATTTTTTTTACAGGTTCAGCCAT